GATGCCGTCAATGAGCTTATCGATGTGGTCTACCAGGACGATGACGATCTGGTGGTGATTTGCGGTCGTGAACTGCTGTCTGACAAGTATTTCCCGCTGGTCAACAAAGAGCAGGAAAACAGTGAAAAACTGGCTGCCGATATGATCATCAGTCAGAAACGCATGGGTGGCCTGCAGGCGGTGCGTGCGCCGTTCTTCCCGCCGAATGCGCTGCTGATCACCCGTCTGGATAACCTGTCCATCTACTGGCAGGAAGATACCCGCCGCCGTTCAGTTATCGACAACCCGAAACGTGACCGGATTGAAAATTTTGAATCCGTTAACGAAGCCTATGTGGTTGAGGACTATCGCTGCGCTGCACTGGTGGAAAACATCCAGATTGGTGACTTCAGCGCCGCCGCAGCAGAAACCGGAGCGTAATTCATGAGCCTGAGTCCCGCACGGCAGCATCGCCTGCGCGTTCAGGCTGAACAGGCCGCTCGCGAGGGTGGCAGTGTTCGCCACGCGTCGGGCTATGACCTGATGCTGCTGCAACTGGCGGAAGACCGCCGCCGTCTCAAGGGCGTTCAGTCCACGGTCAAAAAAGCGGAAATCAAGGTGGAGCTGCTGCCGAAATATGCCGCCTGGGCGGAGGGCGTTCTGGCTGCCGGAGGCGCTCAACAGGATGACGTGCTGATGTACGTGATGCTGTGGCGCATTGATGCCGGAGATTATGCAGGGGCGCTGGAGATCGGGCGTCATGCCCTGCGTCATGGCTGGGTGATGCCGCTGGGTAACCGCAACGTGCAGACCGTGCTGGCAGAGGAAATGGCAGACGCGGCGCAGAGCGCAATGCTTGCCGCCACCGGCTTTGATGCCGATCTGTTGCTGCAGACGCTGGAGCTGACAGACGGTCTGGATATGCCGGACCAGTCACGGGCGCGTCTGCATAAAGCGATTGGCGCTGTCCTGAGTGAAAGCAACCCGGCTTCCGCCCTTAATCATCTCAACCATGCGTTACAGCTCGATCCTCGCTGTGGTGTGAAAAAAGACAAACAGCAGCTGGAGCGCAGACTGCGCAATGACAGCCGCTGACAGAACGTGCCCCCGCGCACGGGCGGCACGGGGTGGCGAAAGGCACTGCCACATCAAAACCCCGTCCACCGCCCTTTATTTCAGGAGAAAGCAGCATGAAGTTTGTTGCGCCAGAACAGGCACCGGAACAGGCGGAAATCATCAGAAACACGCCGTTCTGGCCTGATGTGGACCTGTCGGAGTTTCGCAGTGTCATGCGCACTGACGGCACGGTGACGCAGCCGCGTTTAAAGCAGGTTGCGCTGTCGGCAATTTCGGAGGTCAACGCAGAGCTGTATGAGTTTCGCAGACGCCAGCAGATTCTGGGATATGCCTCGCTGGCTGAGGTTCCGGCGGAGCAGCTGGACGGCAAAAGTGAGCGCATTCAGCACTATTTCAACGCGGTTTACTGCTGGGCACGCGCCATGCTCAACGAACGATACCAGGACTATGACGCCACGGCATCCGGTGTGAAGCGGGGCGAAGAACTGGCAGAAGCCAGCGGTGATTTGTGGCGTGACGCCCGCTGGGCCATCAGCCGGGTGCAGGATGCGCCGCACTGCACAGTGGAGCTTATCTGATGAAAGTGCGTGCGCATCAGTATGACACGGTGGACGCGCTTTGCTGGCGTCATTACGGGCGCACGCAGGGTGTCACGGAGCAGGTACTGAAGGCAAATCCGGGGCTTGCCGAATACGGCCCCTTTTTACCTCACGGGCTGCAGGTGGAGCTGCCGGACATTCCGACAACCACCACCGTGCAGACCGTCCAGCTATGGGACTGAATTATGACGCTTGAGCGAATCAGCGCCTTTATCACGTATTGCATCGCCGTCGTGCTGGCCTGGCTGGGCGATTTGTCCATCAAGGATGCCTCAACGCTGGGCGGCCTGATGATTGGTGTGCTGATGCTGGCTATCAACTGGTACTACAAACACAAAGCCTACCAGCTTCTGCGCGACGGGCAGATCTCGCGGGAGGACTATGAATCCATCAATCGTTAAACGCTGCCTTGTCGGGGCCGTGCTGGCTATTGCTGCCACGCTGCCGGGTTTTCAGCAGCTTCACACCTCCGTGGAGGGGCTGAAACTGATTGCCGATTACGAAGGTTGTCGTCTGCAGCCGTATCAGTGCAGCGCGGGTGTCTGGACCGACGGCATTGGTAATACGTCAGGCGTCATTCCCGGCAAAACCATTACGGAGCGACAGGCAGCAGAAGGGCTGATCTCCAACGTGCTGCGTGTGGAGCGGGCGCTGGAAAGGTGTGTGAAGCAACAGCCGCCGCAGAAGGTGTATGACGCTGCGGTGTCGTTTGCCTTCAACGTGGGAACGGGTAATGCCTGCAGTTCCACGCTGGTGAAATTACTCAATCAGCGGCGCTGGGCAGATGCGTGCCGACAGTTGCCGCGCTGGGTTTATGTGAAAGGTGTTTTTAATCAGGGGCTGGATAACCGCCGTGCGCGGGAGATGGCCTGGTGCTTACAGGGAGCAAACTGAAATGAAAAAGAAATTAATCAGCGGACTGTTTCTGATGTTATGGATGGCGCTGTTAATCGCAGCAATGGTGTATCCGCAGGGGATTTTTCCGGTACTGGCAGCGTCCGGCGTTTGGGTAGCCTGTTTGCTGACATGGGCGGTAATTCCGGTAGCACTGGCTGCGTTAATTAAGAATGGCCCGCTCTGGCAGGAGTTAAGGGCATCTTTGCTGAAGACAATTACCCGAAAAGAAAACGTATTTACCAGTTGGGTGATGCGATTGCTGATTGTTGTAAGTCTCGCCTGGACGGGGTGGGCTATTACCCTGGTCTTTTATCTACTGACCGTTATTGCCTTCTGGATCACCCGTAATCAGATGGCGCAACAGGTAGCAGCATGAACCGGTTGCTGCTGGTTGTGCTGGCGTTATTACTGGCGGCGCTGGGCTGGCAGACGTGGCGGCTGGCTGATGCCAGCCAGACCATCAGCACGCAGGCAGACGAGCTGCAGAGCAAAAGCCAGGCACTGGCAAAGAGCAACAGCCAGCTTATCAGCCTGTCCATTCTGACTGAAACCAATAACCGGGAGCAGGCGCGGCTCTATGCCGAAGCAGAACAGACCAGCACGCTGCTGAGACAACGACAACACCGGATCGAGGAACTGAAACGTGAGAACGAGGATTTACGCCGCTGGGCTGATACTCCTTTGCCTGCTGACATTATCCGGCTGCGGAAACGTCCGGCACTCACCGGAGGTATGGCTTACCGTCAGTGGTTGTCCGCGAGTGACGCCGTGTCGGCTGGATCAGGCAACGCCGCGCACTAACGGTGATCTGAACGCGTTGCTGGATGAAACGGAGGCCGCCTGGGCGGTCTGTGCAGACAAAGTGGACATGATTATTGCGTGTCAGGAGCGAAACAGTGAACAAACCACAATCCCTGCGCCACGCCCTCAATAAAGCGGTGCCTTATGTCCGCAATAACCCGGACAAACTGCATCTGTTTGTGGATAACGGTTCGCTGGTTGCCACGGGGGCCAGCTCCATGTCGTGGGAGTACCGTTACACACTGAACGCGGTGATTGAGGATTTCAGCGGCGACCAGAATCTGCTGATGGCCCCGGTTTTGCTGTGGCTGAGGGATAACCAGCCCGATGCCATCAATAACCCGGCGTTACGGGAAAAGCTATTCACCTTTGAGGTGGATATTCTGCGCAACGATGTCTGTGATATCAGCCTGAACCTGCAACTGACGGAACGTGTGCTGGTCAGCACTGACGGCAGTGTGTCGAGCGTTGAAGCTATAGCGGAACCTGATGCACCTGAAGAAATGTGGACGGTGAAACGTGGCTGAACTGCAGAAGGTGGACGACTGGCTGAGTGCCTTGCTGGCGAATCTGGAACCAGCCTCGAGAAGCCGCATGATGCGCCAGCTGGCGCAGGAACTTCGCCGGACACAGCAGCAGAATATCAGGATGCAGCGGAACCCTGACGGCAGCAGCTATGAACCGCGACGGGTAACAGCACGCAGTAAAAAAGGCCGTATCAAACGTCAGATGTTTGCAAAGCTGCGCACCACAAAATACCTGAAAACTGCCGCCAGCACCGACTCTGCCAGCGTGCAGTTTGAAGGCAAGGTGCAGCGCATTGCCCGCGTTCACCATTACGGCCTGCGAGATCGCGTCAGTCGTAAGGGACCGGAGGTGCGTTACGCAGAGCGTCGCCTTCTGGGTGTAAATGATGATGTTGAGGCAATGACCCGCGACATGATTCTGCAATGGCTGGCGGGGTGATCTTTGTATCAGCACTGATACAAGTTGCAGCACTGCCGCCTTTCTTCCCCTGATGGCAACCTTTCCCTATGAACGCACAATTAACCGAAATCATGCGCCTTATCACCAACCTGATCCGCACAGGGGTAGTCACCGAAGTGGACAGGGAAAACTGGCTTTGCCGGGTGAAAACGGGCGAGCTTGAAACCAACTGGATCAGCTGGCTGACGCTGCGTGCCGGGAATGCCCGTACATGGTGGCGACCATCGGAAGGTGAGCAGGTGGTGCTGCTGAGTCTGGGCGGCAATCTGGAAACCGCCTTTGCGCTGCCCGCTGTCTATTCGAATCAGTTCGCACCACCGTCGACGTCGGCGGACGCCTGCGTGACAGAACATCCTGACGGTGGCTGGTTTGAATACGAACCCGCCACCGGGCGCTGGTATGTCAGGGGCATCAAATCAATGGTCATTGAGGCTGCTGACAACATCACCATGAAAACCAGTGAGTTTGTACTGGAGGCTGACCGCACGCGCATTAACAGCGAAGTGGTGATCAATGGTGGCGTTACCCAGGGCGGCGGAGCGATGAGTTCTAACGGGATCGTGGTTGATGCGCATCAGCATACTGGCGTCCTGAAAGGCGGCGATACAACCGGAGGCCCGGTATGACGCTTTATAGCGGGATGAACAATACCAGCGGCAAAGTCATTACTGATATTGATCATCTGCGCCAGTCGGTGCGGGACATTCTGCTGACACCGCAGGGTAGCCGTATTGCCCGCCGGGAATATGGTTCCCTGCTGTCGGCACTGATAGATCAGCCACAAAATCCGGCATTACGCCTGCAGGTCATGTCGGCAGTGTATGTGGCGCTGAGTCGCTGGGAGCCACGGTTGACGCTGGATTCCATCACCATCAACAGCAATTTTGACGGTTCAATGGTGGTGGAGCTGACCGGGCGGCGGAATAACGGTGTGCCTGTGTCCCTTTCCGTATCAACAGGAGCAGAGAATGGCAGTGATTGACCTTTCGCAGTTGCCTGCACCGCAGATTGTGGATGTGCCGGACTTTGAGACGCTGCTTGCCGAACGCAAGGCAGAATTTGTGGCGCTTCATCCGAAAGATGAGCAGGAAGCAGTGATCCGCACGCTGGAACTGGAATCTGAACCCGCCACTAAATTGTTGCAGGAGAACGCTTACCGTGAGTTGCTTCTGCGCCAGCGCATTAACGAAGCCGCGCAGGCGGTGATGGTGGCTTACGCTATGGGCGGCGATCTTGACCAGCTCGCTGCCAACTACAACGTGACACGCCTGACGGTGACGCCTGCTGATAATGATGCTGTGCCGCCCGTTGCAGCTGTGATGGAAAGCGATGAAGCGTTGCGCCTGCGTGTGCCTGCAGCCTTTGAAGGGCTTTCTGTTGCGGGGCCAACTGCAGCTTATGAATTTCATGCCCGAAGCGCCGACGGTCGGGTGGCGGATGCCAGTGCAACCAGCCCGGCACCTGCAGAGGTGGTGCTGACTGTCCTTAGCCGCGAAGGCGATGGAACTGCAGAAAAAGACCTGCTGGACGTGGTGGAAAAAGCTCTGAACAGTGAGAACGTCCGCCCGGTGGCTGACCGTCTTACGGTTCGCAGCGCAGAAATCATCCCGTATCGCGTGGAAGCCACCATTTTTCTCTATCCGGGACCGGAAGCAGAGCCGGTAATGGCAGCGGCAAAAGCCAGTCTGCAGAAGTACATTGCCAGCCAGACGAGGCTTGGTCGGGATATTCGCCGTAGCGCCATCTTTGCTGCTCTGCATGTTGAGGGTGTCCAACGTGTGGAACTGGCTTCTCCGCTGGCGGATGTGGTCCTGAACAAAACACAGGCGGCATCATGTACGCAGTGGAGCGTAACCAACGGAGGAACGGATGAATAGTCTGCTGCCACCGGGTTCAACTTCACTGGAGCGCCGACTGGCGCAAACCTGTAGCGGGATTTCTGATTTGCAGGTGCCGCTGCGTGACTTGTGGAATCCGGCTACCTGTCCGGTCAGCTTCCTGCCTTATCTCGCCTGGGCGTTCTCTGTGGATCGCTGGGACGAGGGCTGGACAGAAAGCGTCAAACGCCAGGTAGTGAAGGATGCTTTTTATATTCATCAGCATAAAGGAACCACCAGTGCCGTGCGGCGGGTGGTGGAACCGTTCGGATTCCTGATCCGCATTATTGAGTGGTGGCAGACCGGAGAAACACCGGGCACGTTTCGCCTGGATATCGGCGTGCAGGACCAGGGCATCACTGAAGATACCTATCTGGAACTTGAGCGACTGATAAGCGATGCCAAACCATGTAGCCGCCACATGATCGGCATGTCCATCAATCTGCAGACCAGCGGCCCGCATTGGGTGGGAGCCGCCAGCTATCTTGGCGAAGAAATCACGATCTATCCGTATATCAACGAAACGATTATTTCCGGTGGCACCGCGCATGAAGGCGGGGCGGTCCATGTTATTGACACAATGAGAGTGAATCCATGAGCACAAAATTTTATACCCTGCTGACGGATATTGGCGCGGCGAAACTTGCCAGCGCCGCCGCGCTCGGTGTGCCGCTAAAAATTACCCATATGGCGGTGGGCGATGGCGGTGGAGTATTGCCAACGCCGGACGCAAAGCAGACGGCACTGGTAAATGAGAAACGCCGGGCTGCGCTGAATATGCTTTATATCGACCCGCAGAACAGCAGCCAGATTATTGCCGAACAGGTGATCCCTGAAAACGAGGGCGGTTGGTGGATACGTGAAGTGGGCTTGTTTGATGAGTCCGGGGCATTGATTGCCGTGGGCAACTGCCCGGAAAGCTATAAGCCGCAACTGGCTGAAGGCAGCGGGCGCACTCAGACCGTGCGCATGGTGCTGATTACCAGCAGCACGGACAATATCACCCTGAAAATCGACCCTGCTGTAGTGCTGGCAACCCGCAAGTATGTGGATGACAAGGCACTGGAGCTGAAGGTGTACGCGGATGATCAGATGGCAAAACATCTTGCCGCACCGGACCCGCATTCACAGTACGCGCCAAAAGCCAGCCCGACATTTACCGGAACCCCCAAAGCGCCAACGCCAGCGGCGGGGAATAATACCACGCAGGTTGCGACCACTGCGTTTGTACAGGCGGCACTGACGGCCCTTATTAATGGTGCGCCAGCCACGCTGGACACGCTGAAAGAAATAGCCGCAGCCATTAACAATGATCCGAATTTCAGTACCACCATTAACAATGCGCTGGCACTAAAAGCACCGTTGTCGAGTCCGGCACTCACCGGAACGCCAACAGCCCCCACGGCGGCGCAGTCGGTCAACAATACACAGATTGCCACTACGGCTTTTGTGAAATCGGCGATTGCAGGAATGGTGGGTTCTGCACCTGCTGCACTGGATACACTGAACGAACTGGCGGCGGCACTGGGGAATGATCCGAACTTTGCCACGACAATGCTTAATGCGCTGGCAGGTAAACAACCGCTGGACAATACGCTTACCAATTTGAGTGGAAAGGATGTAGCTGGTCTTCTCACATACCTTGGTTTGGGCGAGGCGGCAAAAATGGATGTTGGCACCGGTGCGGATCAGATACCGGATATGTCAGCCTGGGAGTTTGTCGGTAATTCTTCTGCTGGTTATTTCAAAGCGCCTAATGGATTTAAGCTGCAATGGCTCGAAACACCGGGAATGGTGCAAGCTGCGAGTGATGGCGTTGGATATTGGGTGTACCCTTTTTTGAATTGTATTTTTGCGTTCGCGGTGCCCGTCGCAGTGACACAGTGGCAAACGGCGGGGAATGTCGTTGCGGGGAAATTTTCTAACACAGCAGTAGAGCTGCATAACTGGGGGCCAATCTCTGCCGCCGCACGAATTATAGGGTTCGGACGATGACTGACTTTTATTACTCAGTAACAGCAAACGCAGTCTATTCAGCAGATGAGCGTGAATACTTTGAAAATGCGGGAATGTGGCCGGATGACGCTGTCCTAATGCCCCTGGATGTATTCAATGAATTTTTTATTCAATTACCGCCAAACGGAAAAATGCGTTCAGGTGGGCCAGATGGATTACCTGTCTGGATAGAAACACCACCACCTACGAAAGAAGAATTAATTCATATTGCCGAGGCTGAGCGACAGATGCTGATTACTAAAGCTGATGCGGTAATGCTCGACTGGCGCACAGAGTTGATGCTGGGTGAAATCAGCGACGCCAACAGAGCCAAACTGTCAGCGTGGCTGGCGTATAAAAATGAGGTCAAGATGGTTGATGTGACAACCGACCCTGAGCATGTTAACTGGCCTGTTCCCCCGGAGGCGTAGGCCAGTCGATATCCGGTGCGGTGCTGGTATCTATTGCTGTCACCGCATCGATATAATCCATCCAGGCATTCAGACTGGCTGACTCAGCGTCCGTGAGCTTGCGCCCCATCAGCAACTTTGTCTGCCAGACAACAATTCGGCTGGTCGCCACATCAATCCGGGCACGTTTATCCGCTTCAGCTTCAGAAACTAATTCATCGTGCGATTTTACCGACTCAGGAATATCGGGGGCAGTGAAAACACCATCAGCATATAACCAACCGATCCCTGCACCATCAGCGGCCGGAATTGCAACTCCATTCTCCGGTGACCATTCTGATTCACCATCCCAGAGGATGACATTTACAACAGTCCCGTTTTCAATTACTGCATATGTTTGACTCATCTCATCACCACTCAATCATCACAATACCGGGCGCACCGTTTCCACCGTTTCCACCACGCGCTGTTATTGGTGCGGTACCATATTTCCCGCCACCAGAACCACCACCAGAGCCGTACCCGGAACCCGCCGTGCCGTCAGTTCCCTGATCTGTTCCTGCACGACCAGCGCCACCGCCGCCACCGAAAGGCGATGCAGCTCCGGGTGCTCCGTTACCAGAGCCGACATTTAAATTCCCATCGCCGCCATAGCTCCCGCTCGGGAACCCCTGCCCGTAACCTCCACCAGGGGCACTATTCTGCCCGTTACTCGAGGCCGGAGAATCAAGACAGCGTATTGCACTGATTTTTGATGTAGGCGTTTCTACCATTTATAGAAAATTTCCGGCAAATAAGAGCAATGAATCTCCCTGAATCAGCATTATTTTGATTATTCCTGCAAGCGGACAAATACCGTCATTTTGTGTGAATAACGGTACAACTGCGCTTAGCTGTTTGTCGGACACAATCACTTCAACATAGGGCGAAGCCTAATCCAATCAGGAGGTTCGCCACTATGGCTCAGGATTACCACCACGGGGTGCGCGTTGTTGAAGTCAACGAAGGCACCCGATCCATTACCACGGTGAGCACCGCCATCGTGGGTATGGTCTGCACGGGCGATGATGCCGATGCAAAAATGTTTCCTCTTAATAAACCCGTGCTGATCACTGATGTGCTGACTGCCAGCGGTAAAGCGGGTGAGTCCGGTACTCTGGCCCGTTCGCTGGATGCCATCGCTGACCAGGCAAAACCCGTGACCGTTGTTGTGCGTGTGCCGCAGGGTGAAACGGAAGAAGAAACCACGACCAATATCATCGGCGCAGTGACTGCTGAAGGTAAAAAAACAGGCATGAAAGCCCTGTTATCTGCCCAGACACAGCTCGGCGTTAAACCGCGCATTCTCGGCGTGCCAGGCCACGACACCAAGGCGGTAGCTACTGAGTTGCTGAGCGTGGCGCAAAGCCTGCGTGGATTTGCTTACCTGTCAGCGTATGGCTGCAAGACGGTGCAGGAGGCGATCACTTACCGTGAAAACTTCAGCCAGCGCGAAGGAATGCTGATCTGGCCCGACTTTACTGGCTGGGACATGGTGCTGAATGCCGAAGCAACGGCATATGCCACCGCCCGTGCGCTTGGTCTGCGTGCCAAAATTGATGAGCAGACTGGGTGGCACAAAAGCCTGTCCAACGTGGGTGTGAACGGTGTCACCGGAATTTCTGCAGATGTGTTCTGGGATCTGCAGGACCCGGCAACCGATGCAGGTCTGCTGAACCAGAACGACGTCACCACGCTTGTGCGTAAAGACGGTTTCCGCTTCTGGGGTTCCCGCTGCCTGAGTGATGACCCGCTCTTTGCCTTCGAAAACTACACCCGCACGGCGCAGGTGCTGACGGACACAATGGCAGAAGCGCACATGTGGGCAGTGGACAAACCGCTGAACCCGTCGCTGGCGCGCGACATTATCGAGGGCATCCGCGCCAAAATGCGCAGCCTGGTCAGTCAGGGGTATCTCATTGGTGGTGATTGCTGGCTGGACGAGTCGGTGAACGACAAAGACACTCTGAAAGCCGGAAAACTCACCATCGACTACGACTACACGCCAGTGCCGCCACTTGAAAACCTGATGTTGCGTCAGCGCATCACCGATCAGTACCTGGTGAATTTCGCCAGCCAGGTCAGCGCGTAAGGGGACAACATGGCTTTACCACGCAAATTAAAACACCTGAACCTGTTTAACGACGGGAACAACTGGCAGGGGATCGTTGAGTCGCTGACGCTGCCGAAATTTACCCGCAAATATGAGAAGTATCGCGGCGGCGGAATGCCGGGTGCGGTGGATGTGGATCTGGGGCTTGATGACAGTGCGCTGGACACAGAATTTTCCATTGGTGGTACTGAATTGCTGCTGTTTAAACAGATGGGTAAAGCCACGGTGGATGGCATCCAGCTGCGCTTTACCGGCTCTATTCAGCGTGACGATACCGGGGAAGTGCAGGCCGTGGAGCTTGTCGTGCGTGGACGTCACAAAGAAGTGGATTCCGGCGAGTGGAAGACGGGCGAAAGCAACACCACCAAAGTCAGCAGCACCAACAGCTACGCGAAGCTGACCATTAACGGTGAGGTGCTCTATGAGGTCGATCTGGTCAACATGGTTGAAATCGTTGACGGCGTGGACCTGATGGAAGAACACCGTAACGCCCTCGGCCTCTGATTAACCTTAACGGCGCGGGCAGCCGCGCCAATAGTCCATTAACAGGAAACGAACATGAGCGACAAACTGACTGAAAAGACTGTGCAACTGGATACCCCGATCAAGCGCGGTAAAACTGAAATCACCGAAATTGTGCTGCGCAAGCCGCAGTCCGGTGCGCTGCGTGGCACTCGTCTGCAGGCCATTATGGATATGGATGTGGGTGCGATGATGACTGTGATCCCGCGTATCTCCTCCCCGACGCTGACCGCGCAGGAAATGGCAGAGCTGGACCCTGCCGATCTCACCGCGTTGTCGGTTGAGGTGGTGACTTTTTTGTTGAAGAAGTCGGTGCTTGCCGGTTTACCGACAGCCTGACGGTTGATGATCTGGTGGCAGATATTGCCACCATCTTTCACTGGTCGCCGTCCACCACTGACGTTATGCCGCTGACTGATGTGCTGGAGTGGCGGCATAAAGCGATTCAGAGAAGCGGGGCCAGCGATGAGTGACAACAACCTGCGCCTGCAGGTGATTCTTAATGCGGTTGACAAGCTCACCCGCCCATTCCGATCCGCGCAGGCCAGCTCAAAAGAGCTGGCTACTGCGCTTCAAACTACCCGGAACAGTTTGAAAGAACTGAATAAACAGGCCGGGCGTATTGATGAATTCCGTAAAACCCGGTCACAGCTTGCAATCACTGCAACAAATCTCAGTGCTGCACGCGAAGAAGCCGCAAAACTTGCCACGCAGTTTGCTGCAACAAATCGCCCAACTGCTGCTCAGGCTAAATTATTTAGCCAGGCAAAAAACCGTGTGCAGGAGCTGCAGCAGACCTACAACGGCCTGCTGGGTTCGGTACAACGGCAGCGGCAAGCACTGAAAGAATCCGGCATTGATACTAAACAGCTCAGTAGCGCCCAGCGGGAACTGCGTAAAAATGCCGACGAAACCCGGCAGGCGCTGGAACGTCAGCAGAAATCCCTGAAACGCCTGGGCGAACAGCAAGCGAAAATGAATGCCGCACGTGAGCAATATTCACGCCGTCTTGAGGTGAGGGATCGCATTGCCGGGGCAGGGGCAACCACCACGGCAGCGGGTCTGGCAATGGGCGCGCCGGTCATGGCAGCGGTGAAAAGCTACTCCAGCATGGAAGATGCCATGAAAGGCGTGGCAAAGCAGGTAAACGGGCTGCGGGACGATAACGGCAACCGCACGAAACAGTTTTATGACATGCAGGATGCCATCAAGGCCGCCAGCGAACAGCTGCCGATGGAGAACGGCGCTATAGACTATGCCGCACTGGTTGAAGGTGGTGCGCGCATGGGCGTGACCAAACAGGACGATCCTTACGAAGACCAGAAGCGTGACCTGCTGGCCTTTGCATCCACGGCGGCAAAGGCCGCAACGGCCTTTGAGCTACCCGCTGACGAGCTGGCGGAAGGGCTGGGTAAAATTGCGCAGCTGTATAAAGTACCAACCCGCAATATTGAACAGCTGGGCGATGCGCTGAACTACCTGGACGATAACGCTATGTCGAAGGGCGCGGATATTATCGACGTGCTGCAGCGCATGGGGGGCGTGGCTGATCGCCTGGACTATCGAAAAGCGGCGGCCCTTGGTTCCACGTTCCTGTCTCTTGGCGCTGCGCCGGAAATTGCCGCCAGCGCCTCGAATGCTATGGTGCGCGAACTGTCAATTGCGACTATGCAGAGTAAGCGTTTTTTTGAGGGTATGGACTTGCTTAAACTCAATCCCGCTGAGATTGAGAAGCAGATGACAACCGACGCAATGGGCACTATCCAGCGCGTTCTGGAGAAGGTCAACAAACTACCAAAGGATAAACGTCTGTCTGCCATGACGATGGTTTTCGGCAAAGAATTTGGTGACGACGCCGCAAAGCTGGCTAACAACCTGCCGGAGTTGCAGCGCCAGCTGAAACTCGTATCAGGAAATGAAGCGAACGGCTCCATGCAGAAAGAATCTGATATCAACAAAGACTCTTTATCTGCGCAGTGGTTGCTGGTCAAAACAGGGGCGCAGAATGCTTTCAGTAGTCTGGGCGAAACGCTGCGCCAGCCACTGATGGACATTATGGATTCCGTAAAACGCGTCACCGGCGCATTACGTCGCTGGGTGGAGGCCAACCCGCAGCTGGCAGGCACGCTGATGAAAGTTGCTGCAGCGACTGCCGCGATCACCGTTGCGCTCGGCACGCTTGCGGTGGCGTTAGCTGCTGTGCTGGGGCCGCTGGCGGTAATCCGGTTTGGCATGTCTGTGCTGGGTGTAAAAACTTTACCTTCTGTTACTGCCGCAGTGACCCGCACCGGCAGTGCGTTGTCATGGCTTGCAGGTGCTCCACTTTCCCTGTTGCGTCGTGGTATGGCCTCATCCGGCGGCAGTGCCGGGCTGCTGAGCACTCCCATTAATTCCCTGCGCCGTTCTGTCGGGCTGGCTGGCAATGCACTGAAAGCGGTAGTAGGTGCGCCGCTTGCCATGCTACGCGCCGGAATGTCCGGTATTCGTAATGTAATTGGTATGGTGATGAATCCGCTGGCAACGCTGCGGGGCGGGTTGTCTGTTGCCGGTGGCGTGCTGCGTTTTCTGGTATCTGGTCCACTGGCATTACTTCGTGTCACGCTATATGGCATTTCCGGCCTGCTGGGTGCGTTACTGAGTCCGATAGGGCTGGTTGTGGCGGCGCTGGCTGGCGTGGCGCTGGTTGTCTGGAAATACTGGCAGCCGATTAGCGCATTTTTGGGTGGTGTGGTGGAGGGGTTCAAAGCCGCTGCTGCACCGATCAGTGCTGCCTTTGAACCATTGCGGCCTGTTTTTCAGTGGATTGGCGACAAGGTGCAGGCTTTGTGGGGATGGTTCACTGATTTGCTTACGCCGGTTAAATCCACTGCCGAAGAACTGAACAGCGCAGCTGCAATGGGCCGCAGATTTGGTGAGGCACTGGCGGAAGGTCTGAATATGGTTATGCACCCGCTTGAGTCTCTCAAGTCAGGTGTGTCGTGGTTGCTGGAAAAACTCGGCATCGTCAGTAAGGAAGCGGCAAAAGCAAAATTACCTGAACAGGTTACACGACAGCAGCATGCTACGGTGAACGGTGACGGTAAGGTGGTGTTGCCACCAGGCGGATTCCCGCCAATGGGATTTGCTGGCATGTACGACACGGGCGGTATTATACCGCGAGGGCAGTTTGGCATCGTTGGGGAGAATGGCCCAGAGATCGTTAACGGGCCCGCCAATGTCACCGGCAGGAAACGGACTGCTGATCTGGCAAGGGTGGCGGCAACGCTCAATCCTTCCCGGACGGAACCGGCCAGCGCTAAACAATATCCTGAACGCGCGATAGTTCTGCCGCCTGATAGTGTGAACGGTCCGGCAAATCTTCCGGTAATCAATCGTACTACTGAGCTGGTGAAACTGGCGGCAACGGTAAGCCCGGTTCGTGATGTAACAGCCAGCCCGGAGCAACGGCCTGAAAGCAGGTTAATACTGCCTCCTGAGATTGTTAACACCCCGGTAAATCGTCCTGGTCGGGATCGTGCTGCGGAGCTGGCTGATATCGCTGCGGCTGTCATGCCAGCACCGGCCATTACGGAAATCACGGATAACAGGGCTGACCCGATGGCTATGCGCCAGAAGGTGTTCGCTTCCGTGGTCGCTGGCGTAATGGGCCTGGCGGCTGCCCCGGCAGAAGCCGCGCCAATTCATCCGTACAGTGTACCTGTCAGGACGCAACCGGCGCCGTCGGCAAAGGCAGAGAGACAGCCGCAGATAATTAAGTACGAGATAAGCGCGCCAATTCATATTGTCGCCCAGCCAGGGCAAAGCGCACAGGATATCGCCCGTGAGGTGGCCCGGCAGCTTGATGAGCGAGAGCGCAGGGCCAGGGCAAAAACACGCAGTAATTTCAGTGATCGAGGGGGTTACGAATAATGATGATGGTGCTGGGGTTGTACGTATTCATGCTGCGCACCGTGCCCTATCAGGAGCTGCAGTATCAGCGCAGCTGGCGGCACGCAGCCAACAGCCGGGTTAACCGGCGCCCGTCAACGCAGTTTCTTGGACCGGATAACGATACGCTTACTCTGTCCGGCGTCCTGCTGCCGGAGATTACCGGCGGCAGGTTGTCTTTGCTGGCGCTGGAGCAGATGGCGGAGCTGGGGAAAGCCTGGCCCTTGATTGAGGGGAGCGGGACGATTTACGGCATGTTTGTGATCGAGAGTCTGAGCCAGACAAAAACAGAATTTTTTGAGAGCGGTATGCCCCGGCGCATCGAATTTTCGCTGAGCCTGAAAAGGGTGGATGAATCGCTGTCTGATATGTTTGGCAGCCTCAGCGATCAGCTCAGTAATTTGCAGGACTCCGCCACCTCCGCGATAGGCAATATGAAAAATACGGTTGGGGGGTTACTGCAGTGAATTTCAGCTCTGATCTCCTGAACCTGAACAGCAAAACCCCCGGTTTCAGCATCATCATTGAAGGTAAAGATGTGACTACAGTGTTGGATGCGCGCCTGATGAGTCTGACGCTGACGGATAACCGGGGCTTTGAGGCGGACCAGCTTGATCTGGAACTGGACGACTCGGACGGGCAAATCGTTCTGCCGCGTCGGGGAGCCATTATTCAGTTTGCGCTGGGGTGGAAAGGTCAGCCGCTTTTTCCCAAAGGGGCTTTTACTGTCGATGAGATTGAGCACAGCGGCGCGCCTGACCGTCTCACAATTCGCGCACGTAGTGCAGATTTTCGTGAAACCCTGAACACGCGGCGTGAAAAGTCCTGGCATCAGACAACGGTGGGCGAAGTCGTGAAGGAAATCGCCGCCAGGCATAAATTAAAGATGGCGCTGGGCCAGGACCTGATGGACAAGCCTGTGGATCATCTTGACCAGACCAACGAGAGCGATGCAAGTTTCCTGATGAAGCTGGCGCGGCAGTATGGGGCGATTGCTTCCGTTAAGGATGGAAACCTGCTGTTTATCAGGCAGGGGCAGGGAAGAACGGCGAGCGGAAAGCTGTTGCCGGTTATCACCATTCAACGTAAAGCCGGTGACGGTCATCGTTTTACCCTGGCTGATCGTGGTGCTTATACCGGTGTAATTGCCAGCTGGCTGCATACCCGCGAACCCAAGAAAAAAGAAACAACTAAGGTTAAGCGCCGCCGGAAGAAAACCACCGCGCCCAAAGAACCGGAAGCAAAACAGGGTGATTATCTGGTGGGAACGGATGAAAACGTGCTGGTTCTTAATCGTACTTACGCAAACCGCAGCAATGCTGAGCGTGCGGCAAAAATGCAATGGGAGCGCCTGCAACGTGGTATTGCGTCTTTCTCCCTGCAGCTCGCAGAGGGGCGGGCAGATCTCTACACCGAAATGCCAGTAAAGGTGAGCGGCTTTAAACAGCCTATCGACGATGCCGAATGGACCATTACAACTTTGACGCATACGGTCAGTCCGGATAATGGTTTTACTACCAGTCTGGAGCTTGAAGTAAAAATTGATGATTTAGAAATGGAATGATTTTGTTCACAAAATGGATGTGTGGTGTATCATTATGTGATTGCGAGGAATCGGTGGGGAGAGACGAATATGATGAATTGTCCGAAATGCGGACATGCTGCACATACTCGCAGTAGCTTTCGGGTGTCTGATAACACTAAAGAACGCTACTGCCAGTGCCAAAATATTAATTGTGGCACCACTTTTGTCACCCATGAAACCGTCGTGCGCTACATTGTTACCCCTGGACTTGTCGATCATGCTCCGCCACACCCATTAAATAGTGGTCAGGGACACATGAATTTCTAA